TAGATTTTAATGATTTAAGAATCCGATTTTTGATCGATCAAAATCTTGAGAACTATATGCAAATCCAAAACTGGATGAGGGGTCTTGGGTTTCCAGATAGTCTAGACGAGATTTATAAATTTCAAAACTCTTGGGATGTACCTAAGGAAGAGCGAAGTGAAATTAACTTAACTTCAGACGGGACTCTAACAATACTCAGTGCAATAAATACACCGTTGTTTGTAGTCAAATTCTTAGACATGTTTCCGACTAGTCTGTCTGACATTAACTTTGACTCAACATTGACTGATGTGGAATACTTGACAGCTGACGTTACTTTCAAGTATCTTAACTATACGATAGAACCATTTGATTGTTGTTAAATGATTGACTTGACCGGAATCCAAGAGATGTGGGAAAAGGATTCTAAAATTGATATTGATAACTTACATACAGAATCCATAAACATTCCTGTTTTGCATGCAAAATATTATGACATTTATAATAACCTCATGTTGTTGAGGAAGAAAGCAGAACAACAAAAGAAAAACATTCGTCATGAGAGATATGAATTCTACGCAGGTAAGGCAGATCCAGATGTTTATATCGAAAATCCGTTTCCCAAAAAGATCCGAGATAAAGACACTATGTCAAAGTATCTTGACGCAGATGAGAAACTCTCAGGAGTTTCGTTGAAGATAGAATATTACGATGTCATGTTGAAGTATATTGAAGAGATTTTAAAACAGATAACTAATAGAACATATCAAATTAAAAACTCAATTGACTATATGAGGTTCACATCTGGGGCAGGTTAATGGATGAGGAAGGTTATTATCATATAGAATTACCTATAGAAGGTATTCGTCTCATTCACACAGGTTTATCTCAGGCAGTTCAGAGATGGCCTGGTGGTGATGCTCAAGAACAAGAAGACCTTATCATGATGAGAGATAATTTTTATAGAATTATATTAGAACATAGATTTGACAATATGTAATAAATAATAGTAACTGAAAAGTTACATCATGTCTCATTTGACAATTGAGAAGGTAAACGAAGTATATCTAAAAATAACAACCGAACCACATGTAGAGTATGAACTCAGAGACCGCTTTACCTTTGAAGTGGAATCAAAAAAGTTCATGCCACAGTATAGGAGTAGGCATTGGAACGGTGAGATACATCTTTATAATATGAAGACGAAGAGGATCTATGTAGGTCTTCTAGATAAAATTATTGCATTTTGTGAGACTTCAGGTTACACATATAAGTTTGAGAATAATAAATTTTACGGACCACCATTCGAAGTTAATGACTTTGTGTCGTTAGGTGGTGTCAAGGACTATATGAAGTCCATTACTCATTTTGAACCGAGAGACTATCAGATAGAAGCAGTTTATGATGCGTTAAGATATAATCGTAAGTTGCTAATATCACCTACAGCATCTGGTAAGTCATTTATGATTTACACTATTGTCAGGTACCATGTAGCAAAAGGTAATAAAATTCTATTGGTTGTTCCCACTACATCTCTTGTAGAGCAGATGTATAAAGATTTCAAGGACTATGGTTGGGATCCAGAGAACCACTGTCACCGTATCTACGCAGGGCGTGAGAGGGTCAATACAAATGAAGTAACTATTACCACCTGGCAGTCTGTTTATCAATTGGATAGAAAGTTCTTTGAGGACTATGATGTCATCATTGGTGATGAAGCACACTTGTTTAAGTCTAAGTCTCTTGTAGGGATTATGGATAAGTTACATCATGCAAAGTATAGATATGGATTCACAGGAACATTAGACGGGACACAGACCCATAAGTGGGTGTTAGAGGGACTGTTTGGACCGTCATATAAAGTTACTGGAACAAAAAAACTGATTGATGAAGGTCATCTTGCGACACTTGATATTCAATGTCTCGTATTAAAGTATAGACCCAAAAAGTTTGATACCTATGAGGATGAGATTCAGCATCTCATCTCTCACGAGATGAGAAATAAATTTATTACAAATCTTTCTTGTGATATGAAAGGTAATACTCTCGTGTTATTCAGTCGTGTTGAGTCTCATGGTGCAATTTTATATGAGATGATAAATACTAAGGTAAGTGAAGGAAGAAGAGTATTCTTTATTCACGGTGGTGTTGGTGCAGAAGATAGGGAACAAGTCAGACTCATTACTGAATCACAAAAAGACGCTATCATTGTTGCATCATACGGAACATTCAGTACCGGTATTAATATTAAAAATCTACACAATGTAATATTTGCCTCTCCATCAAAATCTCGTATTCGGAACTTGCAGAGTATTGGTAGAGTCCTACGTAAAGGCAAAGATAAAGTGAGTGCCAAACTTTATGATATTGCAGATGACTTTACAATTAATTCAAGAAAAAACTATACACTGAATCATTTTATTGAACGTATCAAAATTTATGTTTCTGAACAGTTCAACTACGATATTTTAACTATTGACATAAAAGACTAAACAAGGAGAGCATATGATAGAAGATGACTTTTTCGCCACCATAAAACTTAAATGCGGCGACGAAATATTTGCTAAGGTAGCAGCATCTGATGAGGATGACAGAACTATGTTGCTGGTATCAAATCCTATTATGATAGAACCTGTAAAGAGCAGAGGTTCTGTTACTGGGTATAAATTTGAACCATGGTTAAAGACTTCTCATGAAGATTTGTTTGTAATTAATCTAGATGATGTTCTTACGATGTCTGAATCTGAAAATCTAGAAATGATTATGAACTATCAAGAGTACATAAGAAAATCTACTAAAGGTAACTTTCAGAAGTTAGATAGAAAGATGGGTTACATCTCTAATGTTCATGATGCAAAAGAAGTTTTAGAGAAACTTTATAATCTCTAAGAACCTATAACTTATCTATCAACCGGGACAAGCCTAGTCTATGTGGCATTTGTATTCTTGTCAACACTTGTCGAACTGATAAGGTCATGTTATAATAAGTACAACACATTATTCGGGTTAAAGACTTGAAGCTATTATGCCAAAACCAAGAAGTACAGAACACTATGTAAACAATAAGGAATTTCTGAATGCTCTTGAGAATTACTTTGCGCAGGTTGCAACAGCAAAACTCAATGACCAACCCAAACCAGTTATTCCTAGGTATATTGGTGAATGTTTCCTGAAGATTGCAAACCATCTATCATACAAACCTAACTTCGTGAACTACATGTTCAAGGATGATATGATCTGTGATGGTATTGAAAACTGTGTAAGATATATTCATAACTTTAATCCAGAGAAGTCAAAGAATCCCTTTGCATACTTCACTCAGATTATCTACTATGCCTTCCTGAGAAGAATTTCTCAAGAGAAGAAGCAACTAGAAATTAAAAATAAAATTCTTGAGAAGAGTGACTTTGATGAAGTATTCGACTCTAATGAACTTGACAGTGGCAATTACTCTGACTATAATAGCATCAAAGATGCAGTACATCAAAAACTAAGAGGTGGTTGATTATGAATGGAAGTCTTGACCCAGAAGAACGTATCTTAGAAGAACCAACTATCAATGAACTAGTTGCTAGTTATGTAGAAAAACTTGGTTGGTCTGTAGATGACGAGATTACTGTAGAACTTGGTGGTACTCAAGTTTCAGGTATTGATGTTGGTGAAGAGTACAATAGAAAGTGGCAGTCACCTATCGGTACTCGTAAGTATAATAAAGATTGTTTCATTGTTATCAAAAACCAATCTCGTAGAGATTTGACTGGATCTTTACCTATGGATAGAGAACACAAACCCCAACACCCATATACTCCTGTTGAACCACAAGATATTGTGGTCAATCTAGAAGGTGGTGTTGGTGGGTCTTGGGAAGTTAAGGAATAGTAATGAAGATTGGTATCATAACCGACACACATTATGGTGCTCGTAAAAACTCGAAACTCTTTCACGACTACTTTGAAAAGTTCTATAATGATATCTTCTTTCCTACATTAGAAAAGGAAGGTATCGATACTGTAGTACATATGGGTGATGCATTTGATAGTCGTAAGGGTATTGAATTCAAAGCACTAAAGTGGTCCAAGAGAGTTGTGTTCGACCCTCTTAAAGAAAGAGGTATCAAAATGCATCTTATGGTTGGTAACCATGACGCATATTACAAGAACACGAACGAAGTTAATGCAGTAGACCTTCTACTGAAAGAATATGATAATGTTGAGGTTTATTCTTCTCCTACAGAGGTGTCACTGGGCGGTCTTAAAACTCTCTTTATTCCTTGGATCAATGAAGAGAACCAAAAAGAAACCAATAAGATTATCAGTAAGACCAAGTGTTCAGTCGCAATGGGACATCTTGAACTCAATGGATTCAAAGTCAACAGTCAAATCGTCATGGACCATGGTCACGACAGTAGATCCTTTGATAAGTTCAAAAAAGTATTCTCGGGACATTATCACACTCGATCCGACAATGGGACCGTTTATTATCTCGGTAATCCCTATGAAATGTTCTGGAGTGATGTCAAAGATGCCAGAGGTTTCACTCTTTTTGATACAGAATCTCTAGAACACACTCCGGTAAATAATCCTCACAGACTCTTCTATAACATCTACTACGAAGATACTGACCATCAAACATTCAATACTACAGAGTATGAGAATAAGATCGTCAAGGTCATCGTAAGAAAGAAAAGTGACATCAAGAAGTTTGAAAAATTCATTGACAAACTGTATTCAACTGGTGTTGCAGACCTTAAGATTGTAGAGAACTTTCAACTCATTGAGAGTGAAGAGTTTGAAGCAGAAGAATCAGAAGACACTATGTCTATCTTAAGTAGATATATTGATGAGTCTGAAACCGAGTTAAATAAACCATTAATTCAATCCCTGATTAAAGAAATATATCAGGAAGCATGTGAGGTTATTTGATGCATATTATCACAGTCGTAGGTAAAGAAAAAGAAGGAGCATATTCTGTTATTGATGATGATGGAGAACAGGTTCTTTATATCTTTATGGAAGAAGATGATGCAACAAGATATTCTATGCAATTAGAAGAACTTGGTTATCCTGAAATGACTGTGTTGGAAGTAGATGATGAAGTGATGATAAAAACTTGTGAAATGCACGATCACCGTTATACTGTGATCACCCCCAATGACATTGTAATCCCACCTGACGAAGAATATGATAACCTTTAAGAAAATCTCCTGGGCCAATTTTTTGAGCACTGGCAATCAACCAACAGAAGTTATTCTTGATGGAACTGCAACCACTCTTATCATCGGTGCCAATGGTGCAGGTAAGTCAACTATTCTTGATGCATTGACATTCGTCTTGTACGGAAAGTCATTTCGTAAGATTAATAAGGCACAACTTATCAACTCTACAAATGAGAAGAGTTGTTTGGTTGAGATTGAGTTTGATGTCAACAGTGTAGAGTGGAAAATTCAGCGTGGTATCAAACCAAATATCTTTAAGATTACTCGTAATGGTGAGGAGTTAGATCAATCACACTCTGCGATAGACCAACAGAAGTGGTTGGAACAGAATGTTCTAAAGATGAACTATAAGAGTTTCACTCAGATTGTGATATTAGGTTCTTCTACCTTTGTTCCTTTTATGCAACTACCCGCATCTAGTCGTAGAGAAGTTGTAGAAGATCTTCTTGATATTAAAATCTTCTCATCGATGAATGATCTAATCAAATCCAAGATTCGTATCATTCGTGAAGAGACAAAGACTCTGCAGTTGAAGAAAGAATCAATTCAAGATAAAGTCGATATGCAAAAAGACTTTATCGATAAACTTGAGAGTCAAAGTAAAGACGACATTACCACAAAGACTAATAGTATTGAATCTATCAATACCGAAATCGAAACCTTGTTTCAGAAAAGTTTAACTGAAGAAGATAGATTGACCGAACTCAATAAATCATTAGAAAAATTTGAAGGAGTTCAGCAAAGACTTCGTGAGTTTGGTAATGTCAAAGGTAAATTGTCACAACGAATACAGACTATTGTAAAGGAACATAAATTCTTCAGTGAAAATACGGTTTGTCCCACCTGTGACCAGGACATTGAAGAATCATTCCGTGTAAATAGAATTAGTGATTCTCAAAATAAAGCAGAAGAGTTGCGTGAGGGGTATGAACAACTCCAAGGTGCAATTAAAGACGAAGAGTTGAGAGAATCACAATTTAATCAACTCACCAAGGACACTACAAAAGTACTTAATGAAATTTCTTCTTTCAATGTACAGATCTCTAGCTTACAGAAACAGGTTAGGGGACTGGAATCAGAAATTCAAACTGTTGCCAGTCAGATCCAGAACAGAAATACTGAACATGAAAAGTTAGAAACCTTAAGAAGTACACTTGACCAAACATATGATGAACTTACTAAACGGAAAGAGAATATTTCCTACCATGATTTCGTATACAGTCTTCTTAAAGACGGTGGAGTCAAGGCGAAGATTATTAAGAAGTATCTTCCTCTCATCAACCAACAGGTAAATAACTACCTCCAGATGATGGACTTCTATATCAACTTTAAACTTGATGAAGAGTTTAACGAGACGATTGAATCTCCGATTCATGAGGATTTCTCTTACGCATCTTTCAGTGAAGGTGAGAAGATGAGAATAGACTTGTCTCTACTTTTTACTTGGAGAGAAATATCTAGAGTTAAAAATTCTGTCAACACTAACCTGATGATCCTAGACGAAGTTTGTGATAGTAGTCTAGATGGGAGTGGGTCAGATGACTTCATGAAAATTATTCGGTATAGACAACCAAATACAAATGTGTTCGTCATTTCTCATAAGGATGGTATTGAAGATAAATTCAATCAAGTCATTCGATTTGAAAAGTTTAAAGGATTCTCTAGAAAGGTATGAGTAAATTTTCAGATTGCCTTCTTGATACGAATATATTTCCTAGTTTTATCGTGTCTACTGATTTGACTTCTCTTATCAATACTGATGATGTCAGATCCGACTTTATTAATCTTAGGAATATAGATTCTGGTATAAAAAAAACCAATGTTCATGGTTGGCATTCAAAACCATGTAGTTATGATGATGGACAGTTTACTCTTGGAACTGAGTTCCAACATATAAAAAAAATATTTGATCTTACTGAGGAGTTTGTTAATGACTTCTTAGAATCAAATCATACTAACTTGTTTGCCGATAAAATATTTTCTTGGTTATTGGAGAATGGACCCGGTGCTTACAATGTAATTCATAATCACGGAAAACTAGATCTTATCGGTGTATATTATGTTGAGGTCCCAAAAAAATCTGAAGGATTGACATTGGTTAGAACCGATGCATTTACTCATACCGCTCTATGTTCCTCAAATGGTTCTAGGGAATTTGATTCTGAATTTACGGTAGACGCCATCGTTGGAAGATTGTATGTTATCCCTGGAAATTTGTACCACTACGTAAAACCATTTGACGATGAAGGATACAGAAGATCAATAGTATTCAATATAAACTGTTCAAAAAAATAATGTTTAGTTATTTTACAAATATACAAATGTTAGTAAACTAACACAAAGTAGACTATATAATACAGTGATATGGAGAATACTATGAAAGACCTTTTATCACGGAATGAACTGGCGTCATGGCAATGGGATGACAAGTCAACTAATGAGGAGACACGAGATCAAGTCACAGATTACTTTCAATGTATTTCCGATTGCGAAATTATCGATAGCACCGCAAGGAGGTTCTGCCGTCACATTCTTACCGAATAAAAACGATCAAGGAGTTTAAAACCAAAATCCCCTTCACCTAATAAGTGGAGGGGATTGGTCTATATGCCAATAATAGAACTGTACGACCCATCCATTTTTTGGTTGGGTTTTGTTATATACTATGTCTATCGGAAACGAAATGACTATGGTCAACTACGAAATCAAATCACAACTAGCAAAACTTCTAGCCACTGAAGATATTTTAGTTGAGAATCGTAATATTGAAACCGCACAATTTGATGTTGAGAATAGAGTCTTAACTCTTCCTATGTGGAAACGGGCCAGTGAGAGTGTATATGATATGTTGGTAGGTCATGAAGTGGGTCATGCCCTTTATACACCTAATGAATGGGATTGGGAAGATCGAGTTCCTCAACAGTTTGTGAACGTCACTGAAGATGCTCGTATTGAGAAACTGATGAAACGTCGGTATCCTGGTCTGGCAAAGAGTTTCTATAAAGGTTATAAAGAATTATCAGATCAAGATTTTTTTGAACTTGGAGATAAAGACCTTGGAGATATGAATCTTGCTGATCGTATCAATCTTTACTATAAGATCGGTAACTTCATTAATGTGCCTATAGGTGATGGTGAAGAGAAAGATATTCTAGACATCGTAGGTAAAACAGAAACTTTCGATGAAGCAGTTCTTGCGGCAGAAGTTCTTTACAAGTATTGTATTGGTGAGGTAGAAGAACAAGAAACTGTTAAAAATGTTCCTACCAGTCAAAACAAAGAAGGTTCTATTGATAGTGAACCAGAGAAAGAAGAAACATCCGGTACAGAAACTCCAGAGGTTGAAGGTTCTACAGAAGGTTCTACGGAAGGTTCTAGTGAGGATACTGTTAAGGAGGAACCACAAGTTCAGACAGACCAAACATTCAATGAAGGTACTCAAGAACTGAATGGTATAACTGAACAAGGTAGAAATCCTGAATATCATGAGGTCCCTGAGGTTGATGTAGAGCAAATTATTATCTCTAATGCAAAATGTCATAAAGAGATAGATGACCACTGGACAAAACTTTCTACTGAAGAAACTTACTGGGACGAGTATTCACGAACATACCGTAAAATACGGGCAGTAGATTTTGCTTATGTTGACAGGGAGTATAATAAGTTTAAATCATCTACTCAAAAAGAAGTCAACTATCTTGTAAAAGAGTTTGAATGTAAGAAGTCAGCAGATGCATATACACGGTCTTTGACTGCAAAGACTGGTGTACTGGATTGTACTAAACTTCATACCTACAAATACAATGAGGATTTGTTTAAGAAGGTAAATGTACTACCTGATGGTAAGAATCATGGTCTTATTTTTATTCTTGATTGGTCAGGTTCTATGGGTACTACTCTTCTTTCTACCATAAAGCAACTCTTCAATTTGATTTGGTTCTGTAAGAAAGTAAATATTCCATTCGATGTATATGCATTCAGTAACAACTACATCGAGAACCGACATACAGAACAACGGTATATGCCAAGGGTTAAATTTGAAGATATTGAATATCAAGATGTAAGAGATAATATGTTAGTAGTCTCTCCCGACTTCAATCTCCTTCACTTCTTTACTAGTGATACACGAAAGGCAGAACTTGATAAGCAGATGTTGTCTTTGTATCGAATTGCATATTCTTGTTCATTCAATGCAAACTATGAACCTCCACTGAACTTTTCTCTTTCTGGTACTCCCTTGAATGAAGCGATTGTTTGTCTTCATCAGATTATTCCTCAGTTTAAAATGAAGAATAGAGTTCAAAAAGTTAATACTATTATTCTGACTGATGGTGAAGCCAATCACTTACCTGTGTTCAGAACATGTGATTACATGGGTGGTAAGATGTCTATTGCTCGAATGAGTCCTAGTGATTATATTCGTAATCGTAAGACTGGACACACTTATAAAGTTCCTGGTCAATACTATGAATTCACAGAACTTCTATTGAAAGACTTGAAAGAAAGTTTTCCTGATGTAAATCTTATCGGCATCCGTATTGCTTCTAATTATGAATTCAAACCTTTCCTACGTCGGTACATGGAAGTTAGTGATGAACTTATGAAAGTTGTTCGTAAAGAAAAGTTCTATGAGATTAAAAATTCTGGTTATACTT